CTCAACCTACCAAATGCATCTATATTTGGACTGTCAGAAAAACTTATTTCATTATTAAGTGTAAAGCTCATATTAATAAATATTTCAAATTAAATTACTATATATTCTTCACCGTCATATAGGAAGGTGAGTGATGGATTATTTCTAAGTTTTATAACATATGATGTGTTTCCATCAATTGTCTTTGTTCCTCCTGACATCGTTATCGGATACGTAAATGAAACACCTGCTCTATCTTTAACTACAAAGAAGTCATTTGTATTAGGATTTGAAGGTAAATTTACTTGCGTGGCTGACCCAGCTGTTTTATTTATCGACAAAGTATTTACTGTGCCCGAAAAACTATAACTTGTTCCTGCTGTTAAAATAAATGTATTATAAGGACTTTTGTTTATCGGCTGAAAAATAGCCGATAAATCAGTTGAGCCTGAGTATATTGTTCCTCCTGATATTGTTGTTGCGCTAACTGAAGTCAGAGTCGGAGTTGTCGTATTTGTATATCCACTAATCGAAGCATTATACTGAAGAATGGAATTATTTGTTCTACCTGAAGAAATTATGTCCTGAATTTCATTTGTAGACGGGTATCTGTGTGGTCTTACGAAAATAGAACCATTGGCATTAGCTCTAATTACTATAGCCATTTCTATCTTCAAGTTAGGGAAATTTGGCTCAACATTGGTTAATCCACCCTCAAATGTCGGAGACACCCACAATACATCACCTTCACTCCATGTTTCACCATAAGGAGTACCTGTTGTATCAATCCCTCTAACTAATCCAAATTCAGTTACATAACCATCATCTCCATTTATTATGTCTTCAGTGGCAACACCTAGTGTATACTTAGCAGGTATAGTACCATTTGCAATCATATACTTACCTAAAATTCTACCAGAAGCCCCCAACGTTCCAGCTGCTCTTACAACACGACCATTTTCAATTGTTGCTCCACTTTGATTTTTTACGTAGTAATAATATTCTAAACCAATTTGTTGCGATACTTGAGAGCCATGCATACCAAGACTTATGGTTCCATTTGGTTCATCCCAATACATCTTACCTTCCGTACTAACACCTGGTGTATATCCAGTATTAAATTGAATATAGTCTTCAACATAAACTGTTGACGCAGACATTGCCTCAAGATTTGTATTTCCTGTTACTATAAAATTTGAATTTATAGTTGTAAGACCCGAAGTTGTAAGTTGATTAAAGATTGGTGAGCCAGAAACTGAAACCTTATAGTCATTACCTGATTGTTGAACTATAATATTTGAGCCAGCTGATACCGATGTTCCAGATAAGTCTCCAGAAGTTAAAAATATGTCATAAAGGTTCGTAGAACCAGAATAGATTGTAGATGCAGATAAAGAATTGACATCTATACTACCATTAAAGACAAAATCACCATTAACTGTATCTCCAGTTCTATTGATTCTATCCCATCCTATTGGTAAAATATCGTTTGCAGTAGTTCCAGATGCATATAATATTGCATCAGCTGTATTTAAAGCCAATTCTCCAAGCTTTAAGTCGCCAGGAGACGGTATCTTTCCAGGTACATTTGACCTTTTTACTAGGAATGTAGTATTTCTATTTGTCATATTTATGACTTATAATAATTTGTTTATATAAAAGACTATATAGTCCTATTTGATAAATATTATAAAATAATAAAATGTAAATAATCTTATTAGTCTTTTTATAACATTATTTATGATTTAATAAAAAAAAGGACGTATTTTCGTCCTTTTTTTAAAATAAAATTTAAATATATTAATAAGTTCCTCCGTCTAAAACATCAAACTCAGCTAAAACTCTAACGCCATCTGGGGCACCATTATTAAAATTAGTATTTCTTATAACTATATCATTTAACTGTGTCAAGAAAGCTCTATTTACATATCCAGTAGAACCAGTATATTCAGAAGCATCACCACCAGTGAATGTATTCATTTGAGCAACAGTCAAATAAACGTCAGTGTTTGTTACTGCTGAAGATGCAACCAATCCACTACCATCTTGAATTCTTATACCAGAAGCTACTGATGTTACAATGCTACTACCTGTAGGATTATAATTTAATGTAATTTGAGGGTCTTCAACGTAAAGCTCACTTGTAGCAACTGTAGTAGCCGTACCGAAAACAGTTAAATCACCATGAACAACTAAATTTCCTATTCCTGGAGTTGATATTGAGCCTCCACTACCAATAACTAAACCTCCTTGTCCAATTGTTGCAGTTGTTCCAGAAGCATTTGTTACATTTATATTTCCAACTGTTAATAAGTTTGTTGAATCATTGTATTCAAATCCAGATTCATCAACAAGTCTACCACTTGTTCCAACATAAACAACTCTTCCTTGAGTTAAACTTGAATCTGTAAATCCTGTAGCAGATACAAGTCCAGAGAATGTAGGCGAAGAAGAAACGTTAACTATTGGATTAGAAGCCGTTCCTCCTATTGTAATATTTGAACCAGCATTTACAGAGTCAACAAATATGTCATATAAGTTTGTTGAACCAGAATAAATAGTTCCACCACTTACGTTTGTTGCAAAAATATTACCACCAGTTGCAGTACCTGAAAAAGTAAGATTGTTAACTGAAGGTGATGCTGTAAGATTTATAATTGGATTTGTAGCAGTACCTCCAGTTGTTATATTTGTTCCAGGCTGTACACTTGTAATACTTTCTGTAGAATTGGCAATGTTATATATTATAGTCTCAAGAGACGTTCCTGCTGAGTAAAATGCTGTTGTTGCAGATACATTTGTCGCTATTGAACTTCCACCAGTTGAAACTCCTGAATAAGTGATATTATTAAATGAAGGTGATGCAACTAAATTTACTATTGGATTAGAAGCCGTTCCTCCTATTGTAGTGTTTGAACCAGCATTTACAGAGTCAACAAATATATCATATAAGTTTGTTGAACCAGAATAAATAGTTCCACCACTTACGTTTGTTGCAAAAACATTTCCACCAGTTGCAGTACCTGAAAAAGTAAGGTTATCAATTGAAGGAGATGCTGTAAGATTAACTGTTGGGTTATCAGCAGTTCCTCCAGTATATATATTTACTCCAGGCTGAACTCTTGTTGTAACTCCTTGTATTTCCGAAATATTACCTAAAACAAATCCACTTGTTGTACCACTTAAGAACTTACCAACTAATGCTCCACCATTTTGACCTTGATATTCGATTATTTGATTTCTTAATCTTAAATCATAAAGATTTGAACCTACTTCAAAAAAGTTTGCTGTAGAACCAGTTCCTGCTGCAGTCCATTCAGATGTTGAAGTTGTAAAACCAGAGAAAAAAACAATACCATCTGCAGTATTTACAATAGGTTCACCTTTTATAAGGACTGATGGTAACGGTCTATTTACTATATCCGAGTTCTTTAATACATGAGTAGTGCTTCTAGTTGCCATTTTTTATTGTTTATTTTTTATTTTTTATCACTATTAATAAATATATATTTTTTTTTTATTTGAATTTAATATGTTCCTCCAAACAATGTGTCATCTTGAATAACTGAATTATTTGCTGTAATAATTCTTGAATTGCCAAGTAAATCATTTCCAAGATTTAAATTTTGTGTATAAACCTCAGTTGATGCAGTCCAAAATGTTGATGCTCCACTGACAGTGTTTATATTTCTAAATCTTTTAGAAGAACTTCCAATGTCAACCGAATTATCATTTAATGGTTCTATTTTATTGTTTACATAATAAGTTTCACCAGTTATTGTATCTGCATATATATTTCCTCCAAAAGCTTCGCCTGAAAAACTTACATTATTAAAGCTGGGAGAATCTTGAACTGAAACTTTATAATTTAATCCATTTTGTACTAAATTAATGTTACTACCTTCAGTTAATGTTGTTCCAGAAATATCTGTGCTAGTTAAAAATATATCTTCAAGATTTGTAGAACCAGAGTAAAAAGTATTAGCAGATAAACTAGCATTAAAGTAGCTATCACCAGTAACGGTGCCACCGCTAATTGGTAAAAAATTATCATTTATCTTATAAAAATACTGTCCAGACACAATTATTTATTTACATATCATTTATATCATCTTCTATCTTAATGCTTATACCACCCTCTCTTGGTAAAGACATTTTTTTTCCATCAGCAAAAAAAAGCTCAAATTCACCAACATAATTTCCAGAAATAGAAGTTTCTCCTTCTTTCCAATTATATTGTATAATTCCACTGGTAGCAGATATAGTTTGAGCGGATTGAGAAGAAATAATTAATACACCACAATCATCAATCATTGAAAAATTAATTTGTGTAACTGTAGTAAGGTTAAATCTTTCCCAGTTACCCAAACAGCCTTTGTCATAAACAGTTGCTATTAAAGCAGGTGCTGTATCATTTCTTTTTATTATAAATGGTTTCTGACCTTGTGACATAATTTATTAACTTATAATTTCTAATCTTATTTCATTAGTTTCTAATCTAATGTCGACATTTTGACCAACTACTATAGGAACTAATTTAAATCTTGTTATTAATTTTTTTAATGGACTTTCTGCTGTATATTTAACTAACCAATTTATTTCATATGTTTCATCAATACTATATAGTCCAGCCGTTAAATCTACATAATATTTACCTAAAGTTTCAAAAATTACATTTGGACTTTCTATTGTTTGATTTGTATTTCTGATTATAACATTAGCGCTTACATCAAAGACATTTATTGGAATGTATGTTTCGTTTAAATTTTCAATTTCTATACAATAAAAATCTCTATATAACCTTAAATAACTCATTTGCAAAATAAATTTATAGCTAAAAATAAATAGTAAAAAAAAAGGAGACCGCATCAAATTAGTCTCCTTTTTTTGTATATTTATTATTATTTTATGCGTTAAGTAAACATCTATCTGGCTGTACTGTAATTTTTACTCTAGAAACATCATCTGCTCCATAATCATAACTATCAAATGAAGCGTTAGTTATAAAGCATCCAATTAAAGTCCACTTTTCAACTTCAACACCAACTGGGTCTAAAGCCTTAAGTACTAAATTCTTTTTGTAACCAACAGCATAACCCATTCTACCAGTTGCAGATTCTGCATGAAGTCTAACCCACTCCATAACCTTTTGAGTAGTAGAAGGTCCTATTACATCAATAAATTCAATATCAATTGTGCTCCACTTATATCTTCCTGCAACGAATGTGCTAGTATTCATATATTGGATTTCAGTACTACCGATTTCTATTGTAGGTTTTCCAGAAGTTTGTACATTGAATGATTCAATACCTAATTCAGAAGGGAATTCAAGTACGAATCTATTTTTTCTTTTTGGTTCCTGTTCTACTGGAACTGGTCTAAACATTACAGCCATCTCTATTTTTTTTTAATTGTTTCTTATGTTCTATTATAAATATGAAACAAAAAAAATTTTTATTGTTTTTTTTATTTTTTTTAAAAAATAAATCTTTAATAAAAAAGGGATACATTTCTGTATCCCTTTGATTTTATTTGATAATTAGAAATTAAAAATCCTCAAACCTAGCACCAGTAGGAAGTACTTGGAACGTAAGGTCTATAAATTCAGCAGTTCTAGTTGGTTTCAATTGAATCTTACCTACTAATGTATTTCTGTCAACAACTTCTGCAGGGTTATTAGACTCATCCATTACAACTCTAAATCCACTTAAACCTCTTTGGTTTTGTATTTGTAACAACAATGGTTCAACTTTAGATAAGAACTGGTCTCTTAAAGTTTGGTCGTTTTGTTCGAACAATAATGTCTGAGAAGTAGCTGCAACAATTCTTCTAATTTGTAACAGTAATCTTCTAACATTAATTCTATCAAGAGCAGACTGTCTAACTTGAAGAGTTTTTTGACCATATATTACAACTCCGTTTTGAACAAATGTTGCAATTGGATTAATTCTTCCTTCGTATAACGTATCTCTTTGTGCTTGACTTAACTTAATATCTGCTTTTCTAACAATGTCAGAAGCAGTACCTCTGTTTATACCTGCAGGCGCAAACCAAGGGAATGCTACATTATCAGTTAAAGCAATTGATTTAACAACTTCTGCTGTTGGAGCAATATAAACAAATTTGCCACTTGTTTGGTCTTCAATTTGAACCCAAGGCCAATATGTTGCTGCATAACTAGAATCTATTCCTGTATCTTGCATATTCAATACTGCTTCTTCAGGAGTTCCTTTTGCTTGGTCAGTAGTGAGCCTTGGAGAATCAATGATGTAAAGAGTATCTGCTCTATCTTCTATTATTCCAAGTGCATATTTAACTATTTCCTCATTTTCTGAATAGTTTATACCAGGAGTTGCAAATAAGTTAATGTCAACTTCTTCAGGGTTTACATAAATGTCAACAGCTTCTTTAAATGCTTCTCTATTTGAATTATCTCTTGAATTAACTGTAAAAGTTGGAGTTCTAAACTTATTCCATCCATCAAAACCACCTGCAGGAGCTAAAGTGAATTTTCTTTCAGCTTTAGTATAACCACTAAGTGCATTATAATCACCTTTTATATAGCCAACAGGAGCAGTAGATTCAAGGTGGAAACCATCTATTGTTGTGATTCCACTAGCAAGTCCACCAACATACTTAAACATGTCAGCCTCTACTGTATTTATTGTATTTGCGTAATTAACTTGATTTGAAGTAAAGCCTGTATATGCTAATTCAGAAATTCCTAAGAAAACTTTATTTACAGAATCTCCAGATAAATAACTAGTCTTATAATAGAATGGAGCAGCAGTCTCACCACTTAATCCAGCCTGTCTTTGAGAATATCCTTTAAAACCAGCAGGAACAACATTTGAAGGATGCCCTTCAGCCATGTCAATAGTTACAAACAAAGATTGTCTTGGATATTCTTCATCAGTTGTACCAATTACTCTTGCAATATAATTTCTTTGAGTTGGGTCCATTGACACGCCTCTAAATCTTTCAAGTGCAGTTTGGAAAGAAGAACTATCAGTATCGTTAAAATCTCTAATTAATACATCGAAAGTTTTTGTTATAGTATCAATATTTGTAATTGATATTTTTATTTCTCTGTTGGCAGAATTACCATCAGAAATTGATTGAAACTTAAACAAATCTCTTACTTGTCCACCAACAACATTAGAAACAATCCAAGGTGTTGAAGGATTTGTATATTCTGTATCTTTAGCATATTCTGTAAATGATGTGTCACCGTTAGAATAAACTAATTGAGCAGTAATTCCAGTAATTTCTCCTCTAGAAACAGCTTCTCTCAAGAAGTGAGGATATATAGATTCAACATATATACCATAATCTCCGTCTAGTTTCTTAGGGTTTTTACCTAAAACATTTACTATATAACTTTCTTTGCTTTCATCTAATGTAACATTCAAAGTATAAGCAGAGAAATAAGAACCAGTACTTGCACTTAAAACAAAATTAGACAAAGGAGCTCCAGCAGTTACTACACCTATTTGAATGTCAGTTTCATTGTTAGCATAAAAGCTTGTTCCTTCATCTGGTGATTTACTTCTTAGTACTGCAATTACAGCCCCATTCTTATCGCCAGAACCTTCAGCTTTAATTAGCCAAGCGTTAGAATCAACGAAACCTTCTTTACCAAGAACTCTAGTTACAGTTAATTCATTTGATTGTGATAAAAAGGCATTTGCCACATAAGGAAGTTGTAATTCAGTATTTGTTCCACCAAATCTAAAAAGAAATTCATCTGTACTTCTTACTTTGATTGGTTCAAAAGCTGGACCTTTTTCAGTTAAACCTACAAGTCCTAATTTAGTTAAACCTACTCTTGATGCGAAAACTGAGAAATCTTGTTCTCTTGTGTAAACACCAGGCGATACGAATATAGTTGCCATCTGATTATTGTTTTTTATTAATTTGTTTATAGTTTTTCAATAAATAGGATAAAAAAAATCAAAACTAACATTCATCCTCTCTAATTTCTATAGAAATTTTTGTAATCGTTTGAACACGCTCAAATTTCTTAGGGTCTACTATTCTAGAATACACAGTTAAAGGATAAACTAATTGAAAATATCTATCTGAATCTATATTATCAACAGTATTATCTTCACTCGGGTCTCCCAAAATAGCTGGTATGTTATATCCATTAATTTTCATATAACCTTGACCGTCAGAAAATGCTTCTTCCAACATTTTTTCATAAGAAATATTAACATCCTGCATATAATGAGTTACAAATCTTAATTCATATTCAACATCAACCCAAGTAGGTTGAGGAATTTTAAAAAGTTCATAACCGCCCAAAACACCATCTGTTGTTGGAACTTTTACATAAGTAAATTTTAATTTCTTTGGAATAGTTCTTTTTACTGGCGCTGTTCCTTTTTTTACGCCCTTTCTTCTTAAAGTCATAAATGGCATTGTTATTTCTTCTCCACTTTCATCTTTTAAGAATTTCCAGTTCATTTTAAATTCGGCCCATCTTTCTTGTGTTAAAAATATTACTGGTACTCTTGAGTCGTTTCCTTCAGCGTCTTCAACTGTAATATTTATATCAACAACAAAATCCCTCATACCTCTATCAATATCTTCAAGAAGTAATTTTTGAGGTAAATAATTTGTATTTTTAAAACTGTCGTCTAGATTTTTATTGATATTTTTTTGAATAGACATTTAAATTTAAAATTTATCCTTTATTATAAATATTAAATATTTTTTTATAAGTATTTGATTTTTGATTTTATTAATCATATATTCGCAAAAAATTTTCAATTTGAAAAAAGTAAGAATCACTCATAGTTTAATTAAAAAAATTATTGAAAAAGAAGAGATTCTAACATTTTCTTACTTTATTAAATTAAAATATCTATATACAAATTCTACCATTTATAATTTTTCAGTAAGAAAAGCTGCAAAACTTATAGGAACATCTCCCAGTTCAATCAAATTTCATTTAGATAAAATGAATGATATGGGAATTGTTAAAATAATTAAAAATAAAGATGGTGGTAAAAACATAACTTTTTCTTCAATAGAAAAAATTTCAGAGATATATGGAATAAATCATAACAAAAAATGTGGTTCTATATATTTTCATAATTCAGAAAGTGTACAAGTTATTAAAACTAGATTATATTCTAAAGTTTTAATAAACAACATCAATAAACAAAAATATACTATCAAAGGAAAGTCCAACTCGCTTATGCGGAAAAGAGACCAAGTCAAAAAACTAGCTAACAATGATGTTTTAAAAACAAGGCTAGAAAGGTCAATTGCGAGTGAAAGGATAAACTTTGAATCTTATTTGTGTTGTCAAAGTATTGGTGAAATGTTTAATAAAACAAAAATGACTGGCTATAATCAATTAAAGAAGATGGCTGGGATGGGTATTTTTAGAATAGAGAAGAAATATATGAAAGTTTTAGAAAATTGTACGCAAAATGAATATGAAAAACTATATGAATATGGTCAATTAAAAAAAGGCAAATATTTTTATAGCAAAAAAGAGTCTGCAATTTTAAAGAGTGTTGGTTTTAAAATTGACGTTATATAAAATTTTTTTAACTGTTCAGATTATTTTACCAACATACGGCGGATTAATATAATAACGTTAAGTATATTGTTTATTCTTGTTAATGCTTATCTTGCATTAAATACATCAGAGTTAACTTCGACGCCTTTAACTGTTATTGAGTACAATTTATCCCCACCCCAAGAATGTTGGTTATCTATATTTGAACTTCCATCATCAGTAACTTCATAATAATTACCTTTATGATACATAAAGTCACCCATTCTAATTTCTACACCTAATTCATCCAAGTGAGTTACATACATACTGGCGGTTATTTTACCGTAGCCCTTTTTAATCAAGCCTCCAGGCGTCATATATTGAGGCTCTTGAACTTCTACGTTAATTCTTCCGAAAACTTCTACTGGGTCTAAATAAGCTTTCTTTTTAGACTCGCCATATAAATCGTGAGTTCTAGTTCTTTTATAGTCAATCCTATATAATATGAAAGATTCTTGTAATATGTCTTCAGTTATTTCTCTACCTGCGTTTTGAAAAAATCTTCTTTCTTTCTCGCCAAAGAATAACTTTATACCCTTTTGTGAATTGTCCAATTCTTTTGCTTCAGCAGGCTTTTTCATATTCCTGTTGAGCATTCTATCTCTATTGCTATTTCCTATATTTCTGTCAGACATATAAAATTGTTATTATCCTAAATAAATAGGAAGTGGACCATAACTAAGAGTTTTGTTAACATACTCTTGCATAAGTGCATTATTTTCTAGAAGAGCTTTGTAATTTAATCTATCTAATAAATCTCTTAACTCTTCTTTTAATTTTGACATGTCTTCTCTACCGTTAGATATTAAATCACCATGATTCATTGTAAGTGTAGCATCTGGAATTGGTAATTCACCTGAAAATTTCCCTCTAACACCTAACCCTAATAATTCTTTAGCTAATGCTTGAGCATATTTTTTAACCCAAGTTTTAGCTGGGTCATTTAATTCATTATATCTTAAATTATATAAAATAGCATCTGAAGGACCTGAAACTAGACCGTTTCCTTGATTTGGGAGTCCATCAACAGGATTTGTGCTACCTGTATAACCAGGATTTTGTGTAAAACCGCTGTACAAATCATTTCCACCTATACCAATCTTATCATAATAATAATAAAACATTGTGCCTGGAGTTCCTGCACCACCACCAATACCCATATTAGAAGCACCAAGACCAGTATTTGTATTATTTCTTGGTATTGGATAAAGAGAGATTACTTTTGTCCCATTAGCTCCACCTCTTATTCTATAAGAATATTCAGAACCTCTAACTTTATTTCTTAATTCTGCAGCTTGTGCAGTAAGGATAGTATCATAGACTGGCATTACATGATAAAGTGTGTGACCAGCAAAAGAAGCGCCAAATTCAGAAAAAGCAATATTT